CTTCCGTCTGAACTAACTGAATATTATGCGGCTCTAATGTAGCTTCGTTCACCTGCGGTTCCAAACAAAGAACTGTAGCGGTTTCGGAAATGGACTTATCGACAACCTCAAACGTGATAGTAGCGGGAAGACTAGTTGTAGCGCTATTTGCAACAAACACAATGGCGTTAGCAAACCGAGAAGAACTAATCGTTTTCCATGTGTGATAGAAGTAATTCCAATACAGCCCCGACGCAACATATTTTTCAGTAAATTTGTTCATATTATCATAGCACTGAAACCAATTTTCATCCAGCAGGACTGCTTTTACATCTGCCATAAGAGCAAGTTCCTCAGTCGTTACTTCTACAATGCCGTCGGAGTAATTGCGGATAACGCTGAATCTTTCATTGTCGAACGTTGTAAAATCATCAATCAGAAAAAGGCTTCCCATAAAAGTAGCTTTATCCATATTAAACGCCGCCGCTAAAACCTCAACGTCATACTTTGCGTTGAAATCAGAATCCATAAAAATAACCTGTCTTTCGCGAGGAGTATTATTTCTAACGGATGCCGCGTTGTAAGTCGTTTTCGGGAACGTGATCGCATTAGATTTCGAACGGAAAGCGGTTGCGTAATTTGACATTTTAGAATCATCAACTGCTACCGGGTACATCTGCCCTTTTGTTACTCCTTTGATAATCAAATATTTGAACAGCAAAAATTCATCATACTCAGCGGCAGTATATACAGATTCTACAATTTTAGCGATTAAGTCAGTTACTCCCTGTTCGCTCAAAAAAGCTCTTCTCAAATCTTCGTCCTGAATGGTCACCGGGTACATCACACGCCAGTTCATGATATGAAACTGGCTGTCCACATCAGGAAGGGAACGCTTAAGCTCTCTACCTTCTCCTTTGTCCGGGTCATAATCAACCACTTTTGCAATGCTTACAAAAATATCTTCGACCGTTTCTCCGAACTCCAGGTATCCTTTTTTCAGTCGTGAATACGGGTTGTTAAATGTTACGCTCTGCGCCCGCACTAATGCAATACGGTTTACCAGTGCATTTAAAAACTGATTTGCTAACGCCGGAGTGCCGCAGATAATTTCTCCTACCTGAGGAATCTGTGTTGCTTTTTTTACTACAGGAACGCTCTGCTGATAATCATAACTGGCATTCTGCCTGATAACGTTTAAAATGTCAATGGTGCTCGCATTAAGACTACTCTGTGCAATTCTCTTAGCCATAGTTATTTGACCTCACTTTCTACAGTAAATAAATCCTCAAATTTTGTCGGTGATTCATAATGCTCAATTTCGGGTTCGCTCTCAGGGATAACATCTTCTTTTCCCTCAAACCGTTCCTTGTAACGTTTGCGCCAAGAAGCGTCGTTTTCTTCGTATTTTGCTTTCCAATCTTCCATATCTGAGAATGAATCAATAGTATCTGAGACATCCTCAAGCAATGAAATATTATCGTCACTTAAATTTCCCCCAAAGCTTGCATTAAGTTTGGCGATTAAATCTTCTTTTGATAATACTGCCATTTTTATTAACTCCTTTCTTAAATAATTCTTCTCATGAAAAACCACAACGGCATGCCTTTTCTGTTATTGCCGGGTGTTGGCCCGGGCGGCTCGGGTTCCACTCCTCCGGCCCACCAGTATACTAGCATTACGTTTGCATGTGCGGCACTTCCGGTGGGGTCTTGATAGAAATTGCCGGAGGTCTGCTTCCAGGAAGACGGACTCGCAGATTTATTATCGTAAATGAACTGATAATAATTTTGCGCGTATGCAATACGCTCAGTCAATTTATTTCCGGGAACACCTTCCCAGCATGCCAGAAATTCTTCTACCAGTAATGGTAAATTCGTGCTTGTTGATGACAAAAATTCAGATAAATTGTTATATCCCATCACTGAATTTGCCGCTGTCCAGTAATTTTCGTGCAGTACAAAATTTAACTGCCCATATAAATCTCCGTCAGAATAACCCTGACTAGTGACCCAGGTATGCAGATTATAACAACGGCCATACGGGGTTCCAACGTTAGTCCACTGTCCTAATCCAAAACCACCTATACCGTCATACTGGTATTCGTGATCCCACGTTGTAGGAATTAGAGACTCCCATATTCCCGGATTCATGCCGGATTCCCACGCCCAGCAACCGCACATGGCGGAAACGACGTAAGGACTGATTTTTCTTTCGTCTGGCATATCTATCACTCCTTGTATTTGTTCCAGATGGGAAGCAGATTATTCACACAATTCTGAATCTTTGTATAATCATATCCGGCTCTTTTTAACGCCTTTTTTCTATCTTCTCCGTTTCCATATGCTCCGTTGATAACCTCGATTGCAAGAGCAATCGTTTCTGGAATCCTAACAAAACTTGTATCAGCCATTGTTATCCTCCTTTGAGATGTGAAAAATTGACAAAAGTTTTTCGGGTAGAATGTCAGTAATTTTAGAAATATTTTCGATAATCGAAACAACTTCTGTAAGGCATACAAAACCTAAGACGATTGGAAGTAGTTTAACTTCTAAAACAAAACCGACTTCGTTACCATATGTATCAATCATTAACGCTAAAAAATAACAGATTAAGAAACCAATTTTTTTAAAAATTCCATCCCGCAGTTTAGTTGATTGCAAATTTTTTGCTTTAACTGCGGCAATTAAACCGGTAACTAAATCCGTTAAATTAAAGAGTAATGCTACGCCGATACTATGCATGCATTCACCACCTTTACTTTTAATTGTATACGTGTTACAATATAAATATATCATAAATAAAAAAATATGTAAAGGAGTGTGTACTATGAATCTACAAAAATATAATCATTTTATATCAGATGATAAAATCCATTACAGCGGAAATTTATTGTTATCAAAAATGGATAAAAATGGAAATAAGCCAGAAACGTATATTTCGACTTCGAACCGTAGTGCAGGAAAAACAACATGGTTCGGGGGATACATTTTAAATAAATTTTTAACAAAAAATGAATTGTTTTGCATCTTAATGAGGAAAAAATATCAGCTTGAAAAAGCAGTTTCTTTTATGGCGTATTTTCCCAGCGCATTATCAGTTTACTATCCTGATTTAGAAATGAAAGAAGAGGTAGGAATAAAAGGAGTATTCAATAATATCTACATTAGACTTCGGGGAAAGGAAAACGAATGGTTCTTATGCGGATATAGCACTTCACTCAATTCCAGCGATGATATACGAAATTTTTCAAACGTTTTTAATCATGTTACAAGAATATGGCTCGACGAATTTCAGCCGGAAAGTGGTGATTATGTCAAAGACGAGGTGAAGCGAGTTTTTTCTATTCATACATCACTGGCAAGGGGCGGTGGCTCGCAGAGTAGATATTTACCTCTTATATTAACCGGAAACTTAATTGATGTAAATAACCCATATTATGAACACTTTGGAATAAACCGCGATATAAATATTGAAACCAATTTTTATAGAGGAAATGGCTTTGTTCTTGAACAAGGGTTTAATAAAAGTGCCGCAGATGCTCATTCAAATAGCACATTTAATCAATCTTTTTCAGAATCTGATTACAGTAAACTATTAACAAAAAAAGAATATTTAAAAGACAATAACACTATGATTTTAAAAACTCCTAATTTAAAAGGTGATTACTTATTTACTATTAAGTATTATGATAAATATTTCTCAATTCGTTACTTGTATGGTCTGGCGTTTTACTATGTTAATGAAACTGCTGACTTGACATATAACTTTGCACTTGCCGCAAGAAAAGATGACTTATCGGATGATTGTATTTTTGACGGAAATAATCGTTTTAAAAAACGAATGAAAAAAATATATCATAATAATATGGTTCGATTTTCAAGCTATAAGGCGCGAGAAGCTTTTCTCGAATTTATTAAATAAAAATTACCCCGCCGAGAGAAGACGGGGTAATTTGTTTGGATAATGACTGTTTTTAGATAGCGCACCGTGGGTAGATACAAAAATGAATCTACAGTTACTCATATACAAACTTTTTCATGATTATAGACTGCTAACAAATAATCTTTACTTCGGATATTATCCTTTATTTGCCGTTATTTCTATTATCATGAAAAATTTGCTCTTAAGTTCTATTATAAAGTTTATTTGTTCTCACTAGTGCAATGGAATCACCCCTTCCCCTTATTTATATTTATTATATCACAATCCTAAAGAATTGTCAATAAAACCGCCGGAGTTTTAATCCGGCGGCTATATAAGGAAAAGAGGAAAGAATGGGGTTCCCCTAACCATAAGGGGCTTATTACTGGGGCGGATATCAGGTGCTTTCTTTTGCCATTGCAATAAAATCTTTCTCAAGCATTTTGTATACTGCCGAAGAAGCTTTTTTCTTTGTGCAAGAAACAATAAGAATATCTTTACTTCCTAAGATAGAAATAAGGAGCTTCTTTGCTTCCTTTTTTCCTACTACTCCGTCCAATTTATATATATCAAGCTGTCCATCCTTTACAAATCTAACTTCTGTGTCATATTCAATAATGGTTCTTGTAATATATTTTGCCATATTCTATTCTCCTTTAGTCAGCAAGGCTAAGAGTAATAAACTCGCGCCCATTTTTAGATTTTAATTTATCAACTTTAACTGAGAACGGGTCAGTGTCTCCCATATCTGTGAGCGTATCAATAATATCTGATAAAGAACGCATTACGCTTTCCGATCTGGTCGCGTATAATGCGTCGCAACCTGATTCATCAGGCTCAGAAATGATGAGAAGAGAATTGAACACCTCTCCGGTATTTTCATTTACAATTTCCTGTTCAATATAACCTTTAAAAGGAATGATCGTTCCCTTAGCTAACTCTTTCATAGGAATAGCATCATTTCTTGAGGTATAAGACAGAACTTTTCTTGCGGAAAAACCTTCACTTGTTTTAATTACTTTTGCACTCATGTTTTTTCATTCTCCTTTTTATTTATATTTTGTAGTACCCGCAATAGAGAAGTTCTGACACCGTTTATCATTCGTAAATAAAATGCAGCGGTTTCACCCGTGACAACCTGTATTTTATTATCCGAACCCCTCTATCCGGTACATATATATCTTAGCACGTTTTTATATGTTTGTCAACACCATATATCATCTTTTTCATATATTTCATTATTTTTCAAAGAAGAAATAAGTTCTTCGTACTCATCAGTAATTGATAATTCGTATGAGGTTCTTTCCATTGCAATGTATGTTCCGATGTGCAGAATATTTCCATCAATAGTGATATCGAAGTTATCAGTATCATTGTATAACAATCGTTTTTTCCATGCTTGCCGATCTTCCAGCGTTCCATCAGCTCCTACCATAAAATGCATACCGACTTTAAAATTTTCAATTTTACCTAAAAGCTTTGCTCCTAACTTTTTAGGAACTCCTGCTATTGTAATGTGTAATTGATCGTTTTCGTCATCGTACGCGTATTTCTTTGCACCGAGAGTTATAAATCGTTTATAAAATCCATCAAAATCCGCGATACCTAAAATTTGTAAATCTCCTTTTTTCGTGTATGCTTTGAACGATACATTACAATTTTCAGCGTATTCAATCCATTGTTTGTTGTAATTTTCTAATAATTCTTTATACTTTTCTCCGTTCTCGATTTTAACAGAATCAGTATCGGCATAAATAAAATCTTTGTATGTTAGGTCGATCAACTCCTGTAAACGGACTCTGGCTAAAGCAGTAACCGTTACCCCCCACTGATAATTTAAAAACTTTCCACTTCTTACATCATAATACGATTCAATTTGATTCTTTGCTTCTTCTTCCGTGGGAGTTCGTAACGTCAATTCATTTAAATTCCCCGAAAAATCCGATATATCTTTTACGATTTTCTCAACCATCATGCCGAACGATGCATTTACACGGTTTTTTGACTTCATGTATTCATACTCAGAACCCTCAATACCCTTTAGCTCTGTTTTCTTTGTATACCAACTCGCACACTCTTTTCGTATTTCATCGGGCAAATATCCTTTTGTTGTGTAGTATGCCTTTGTTATTTTCATTTTACCTACATATTGATTCTTAATAATGGTATATTCACAACCCAAAAAACTAAATTCAAACGATTCCTTTTGTGATATCAGGCGGCCATTATCAAAAATACCTGTATTGTACGCAGATGCTGGGCATATCATTTTTGACTTTGGAATGTATGGAACGGGTGTTTTAATATTATCTCTTAACTGAACATCCTCAAAAACAGCTTCAAAAATACACCAGTAATTTTTGATATAGTAATCAATTCCATCTGGTGTCTGAACAGAATTGGTGCATTCCATCAATCGTCCAGACGGAAACTGGTCTGAACATATCATTACAGCAGGATAGGACGAGGCAAAATCATATGATGTTACATTAGATATTATTCTACCCACTTTATAGCGGTTAGCATGTGTATTGCCACCACGAAACGCTTTTACTAATAAATTGTATTGTTCTAGGGTTATCTTTTCTTTATCCATATATTTTTGTCTATATGTTTTTTTCTGCTTAAATTTAGCATCTGACTTAGCACGATACGAACCACCATTGTATGTACTTCCTAAGCATGCTTTTTTGTATGAACGCCTAACATATCCTGTATTTGTCATTGGAATTGTTCTAAGATTATCACCTTCTTTTTCCATTATTGACATAACAGCGTGGTACAATGTGATTACATCCATCCCCGAGTAGTACAAAATTTCGTCTGATAACTCAGACCACGGATAGCGGATAATTTCATAATCTATTAGCTCCTTGTCTTTCTGATACTCTGCTGAATTGTAATTTTCACAGAACTTAGCTAATGACATATTAGACAGTAAGTAACTGTCACGAAAAATGATTGTATCAGAATTTAGTTCAAATTTTGCTACTTTTCGATTCTTTACCAGAAAAACCTTAGTAAAATCAATATCTAAAATTGACTTTAAAAACTGATACTCAAACGAGAGATTGTGCACATAGCAAACAGCGTGAATATTATGCTTTAATAGAACTCTCTCTATTTCAGAAAAAAACATATAACACTCAGTTCGCGTTCTGCAAAAGAAAACAGTGTCAAGCAAATAAAGCTGATACAGGTAGGGAAAACCTAACATGTATTCCTTCGGGTTATGCGGATCGTTTTCTGGCATCGAAGACGTTTCAATATCAAATGTTATTGGAGTGGATAATAATGCTTTACCTTTTTTGTTTAAGAGAAGACCGTCATTATTCACTAAGTAATCTATTTTTTTCTCTATTGACTCAAAGGAATATGTATAATAAAAACCAGATAGACGGCTATCTGGCAGTATATCTGGTTTTCTTAAATACGGCATTCTTACACACCCCCTTGTTAATAGTTACTAAAATGGAATCCAGTTTTTATCTTTATTTTGCTCTAATGAATTTCTAATGTAGTCTGCTAGTGTTTTATCAGACTCTTGAATTTCATCGTATATATCTTTAATAGATTTATTTCTATTATCTATTTTTTGCATACCTATTGCTAAAATCAGCTGGTCACTGTCATACTTATTTTTAGATTCTACCCCTTTAGTAGTGCCTAAAAAATTAAGCATTTCGACTATTTCATCACTTGACATTCTATCAAGTTCAGGATAGTTTTCTTTTATTGTTTCTACTCTTTGCTTCTCTATTTCCGCTACTCCTTCTAAGGTTGCAGATTTCCAGTTTCTGACTTTCTTTAATGACTGTATTGCTTCCTCGTAGTTGCTAATTTTCCTAGATTTTAAACGATGCAGTAGATTCCCTCTTTTACCAATTGCACCTGAACTGATTGTAGATTTTATATAATCTACAGTTTTCGACGTTTTTCCAGCTTTTTTAATTTCCTTTGCCCTTTCATTAAATTCTTTAACTAATGCTCTGTATTCACGCTCTAATAAATCTCTTCTGCTAACTTTCCTAGCCATATTCAATCCTCCAATGTATAAATTTCTGCTCTTTTAATTGATTTCAAAATTTTAACCTTAAAATCAAATGTAGACTCTGCTATGATACTAACCATATTGTTATTGTAATAACAATTAGTTTTTACCATAATTTTATCATGATCGATTTTCATACTCAACGAACTAGAATTAAAACCCAGCTCATTAAGCTTTTCCATGATATTTATTTCTACTACTCTTTTGAACGTATAATCATTCGCACAATCTGTGATTAATGAATCAATGTATTCGCTCTTTGTTTGATTGTTAACCTCACTTTCATATTGCAGTATTTCAATATTTGTTTTATTTAATGAAACTGTTATACGTTCTTTATACTTTGAAATCATCTTTATTTCCTCCTTTTTAATTTGCTATATCTCTTGATGCTTTAACTATAACACATGTGCACACCTTTGTCAACACTTTC